GGGGGTCGTGTAAACGCTATCACAATAGGTGGAACTGGAGGTGTTGGTAATGCAGGCGGAGCATCTGTAACATCTGGTACAAATGGAGCAACCAATACTGGCAGCGGTGGAGGTGGAGGCGGTGGTGGGCCGGTATCTCCAGTTGGAGTTTTTGAAGTAGTAGGAAATACACAATTTACATTGCCTACCGGAGTAACACAAACAACTTCATATACCAAATATGGAACGTCAAGTATAAGTTTTGATGGAACATCGGCCGCATATTTAACATTAACCAATAGTGCCTGGTTATCTTATGCAACAACAACAATTGAGTTTTGGGCATACCTACCTAGTGCTGTGTCTATCTATACTCAATCGGGTGCGTTTGCGTTGATTAATACTTCTACTTCACAGACCATGGCCAGTAATAGAGCATTTGGTCCATATTATACCGACACAACTGCTACCGGGGTCAACGGATACGGATCAAACGGCAACAATGCAACCACTGGTAATTTAGGCGCATGGAATCACGTTGCGTTTGTTATATCTCAGACTTCAGTTACAAATTACTTAAATGGTGTTCTACAATTAACGGATACCTATGCCACAACTCCACTTGATTTCCGACAATCTCCTTATAATAAATTAGAAATTGGTGCGTGGGACAGATTTAGTTTTTGGCGATTTACCGGATACATGGACGATATAAGATTTAGTAGTGGTGCAAGATATACTTCTACTTTTACTCCTCCGGCCGCAAGATTAACATCAGACAGAACAACATTAGCATTAATACAGAGTTTATAATATGAATGAATTGAATAAAAATTTATCTGAAATATTTGATGTGACACCTGTACCGGAAGAAAAGAAAGAAAAACTTCCTACGGTATCTGCCAAATATAATAAACCAGATATTGAATCTGACTTGACAGACGCATATCAACAGTCTAAAGAAAATCTTCAAGGCATTATTGACCAAGGCCATGAAGCCATGGAAGAAATACTTAATATTGCCAAAGCAGGACAACATCCACGAGCATTTGAAGTTTACGGAACACTACTTAAAAATATGGTGGACGCAAACAAAGAATTATTAAATATTCAAAAGCAAATGCGTGAGATGGATAAAAAGAAAGAAGTCAATAATACCACAATTGACAAAGCAATTTTTGTTGGTTCTACGGCAGACTTAGGCAAACTATTAAAAGATAATGGCCACAAGTAAACAATCCTATCGTGATAATCCTTTACTCAAACGAGTAGGAATTCAACAGAGTTATACACAAGAGCAATTTGATGAATATGTCAGATGTGCTAAAGACCCCATTTATTTTACCAAATACATTAAGATTATTACACTAGATGAAGGTCTGGTGCCTTTTGATATGTACGATTTTCAGAAGGACATGATTCGTACCTTTCATGATAATCGTTTTAGTATTGTTAAATGTCCCCGTCAGGTTGGTAAAACTACAACGGCCGTAGCATATCTTCTTTGGACTGTTCTATTCAAAGATTCACAATCGATTGCTGTTCTTGCTAACCGTGGTGGCACTGCTCGTGGTATTTTGAGTAAGTTACAATTAGCATACGAGAATCTACCAATGTGGTTACAACAAGGTGTTGTAGAGTGGAACAAAGGTCGTATTGAATTAGAAAATGGTTCTGTAATTGTTGCTGATTCTACCTCTAGTTCAGCATCTCGTTCTGGTTCTTTTAACATTGTATTCTTAGACGAGTTCGCTTTCGTACCATCCAATATCGCTTATGACTTTATTACCTCAGTTTATCCTGTGATTACTGCTGGTACAAAAACAAAAATTATTATTGTATCTACACCAAATGGTATGAATTTATTCTACAAAATTTGGAACGATGCAATCAACAAGAAGAATAATTATACTCCTTTTGAAATTCATTGGTCTATGGTACCAGGCCGTGATGAAGAATGGAAAGAAGAAACGATTAAAAATACCTCTGAACATCAGTTCCGTCAGGAGTTTGAAACTGAGTTCTTAGGTTCCACCAATACTTTAGTTTCTGCCACCAAGTTACAACAATTGGCTTATCAACAGCCTATTCTTGAACATGACATGATGAAGATTTATAAAAATCCTGTCAAGTCTGATGGTGAGGCACAAAAAGAACATATGTACGCTATTTGGGTTGACGTATCGGAAGGCAAAGGTCTGGACTCATCCGCTTTCTCTGTAATCGATATTTCTACAATGCCGTATGAACAAGTGGCCACATATAAGAGTTCTTCAATTTCTACTTTGTTATTTCCAACCGTCATCTATAATGCCGCTAGACTGTATAATGATGCTTATGTTTTGGTAGAAATTAACAATACTCCACAGATTGCTGACATTTTACACCAAGATTTAGAATACGAAAATCTGTTTAAAGTGTTTACAGGTAACAAAAAACCACAACAGTTGTCTGGTGGTTTTGCAAGAGGTGTTCAATTAGGTCTTAAAATGTCTACCCAAGTCAAACGAATTGGTTGTTCAAATCTAAAGACCTTGATTGAAAGTAACAAACTGATTATCAATGATTTTGATACCATTTCAGAATTAACAACATTCGTAGCCAGCAAGAGTTCTTTTGCCGCTGAAGATGATGCTAATGATGACATGGTCATGGGTTTAGTAATGTTTGCGTGGGCAACCACACAAAAATACTTCAGAGAAATTGTTGCTCATGATGTCCGTAAGACGCTTCAACTTGAAAATATGAATCAAATGGATGAAGATGTTCTACCGGCACCAGTCATAGAAAACGGTTTAGAACATGATTTTATGATGGAAGGTGGCGATGTTTGGGAAAAGGCAGACTCTCAGGAAACATACGCTCAATATTTTAGAGAATTTGGTCGTTAAAACTCTAAATACCGTGTTACATAAATATCACTATGGTATCATAACTGCCAAATAAATCAATATTCAAGGAGATAACAAATGGCATTTCAAATCTCTCCAGGCGTAAATGTTTCCGAAATAGACTTAACAACAGTCGTTCCTTCGGTTCTAACTACTGCCGGTGCTTTTGCTGGGGCTTTTGTATGGGGTCCAGTAAATAAAATTATTCAAGTAGATAGCGAAATTACTTTAGCAAGACGTTTTGGTAATCCAGACTCTAACACATATCAATCATTCTTTACCGCTGCTTCTTTCTTGGCTTATGGTAATAATCTTCAATTGGTTCGTGCTGCTAACTCTGCCGCTTACAACGCTTCTTCAAACGTAAGTTCAATAACAGGTTTGGTAACAAGTACAGTTCAAGTACAAAACAAAGATGTATTCCAAGCACAATACTTACAAAACTTGACCAATGGTAATGCTTATGGTCCAGTTGTTGCTCGTTATCCAGGTGCTTTAGGTAACTCATTAACAATTTCTGTTCTTGATGCTGGTCTTGCCAGTTCATTTAGTTCTTGGAACGTAAATGGTGTTGGTGTTTCTAGTTACTTTACTTCTGCTCCTGGTACATCTGCTCAAGCAGCTGCACTTGGTTCATCTAACGATGAAATCCACATGGTAGTTGTTGATACAGGCGGTTTATTCTCTGGTACAAAAAATACTGTTCTTGAAGTATTCCCATTCATGTCTAAAGGTGCTGACGCCAAAGATTCTTTGGGTAATTCAAACTACTACAAAAATTACATCTATAATAACTCACAGTACATTTATGTAATGGACCATCCACAGTATGCAAATACTTCTGGTACATGGGGTAAAAACTTAGCAAATACCAATTTTGCTGTGTTAGGTAACAATCTAAGTACCGGTCCTAACTATGTAACATTAGGCAATGGTGCTGATGCTCAACCTACTGATGCTGATTTAGAAACTGCTTATCAGTTGTTCCAAAATGCTGATGCCGTTAATATTGACCTAGTAATGACAGGTTCTGCTGACGTAACAGTTCAACAGTATGTAATTGATAATATTGTTAATTATCGTAAAGACTGTGTGGCATTTGTATCGCCTCCTTCTTCAGCAGTTATCAATCAACCAGGTTCTGAAGCTTCTAACATTGTAACATGGAACACTTCTTTGGCTCGTTCAACATCTTATGCTTTCGCCGATTCTGGTTGGAAGTATATGTTTGACAAGTATAACAACGTATATCGTTGGATTCCATTGAATGGTGACATGGCTGGTCTTTGTGTAAATACAGATAACATTCGTGATCCATGGTTCTCACCTGCTGGTTTCAATCGTGGTAACTTAAAGAATGTTGTTAAGTTGGCATGGAATCCAAACAAGACATACCGTGATACATTGTATGCTTCAGGTATCAATCCTGTTGTAACATTCCCTGGAAACGGTACAATTCTTTATGGTGACAAAACTCTACAAGCAAAACCATCGGCATTTGACCGTATCAATGTTCGTAGATTGTTCATCGTATTGGAAAAGACTATTGCAATTGCTGCCAAGTATTCATTGTTTGAGTTTAATGATTCATTCACACAAGCACAATTTGTTGCCTTAGTAACTCCATTCCTTCGTGATGTTAAAGGTCGCCGTGGTATTACAGACTTTAAAGTAGTTTGTGATTCTACAAATAACACTCCACAGGTTGTTGATTCTAACCAGTTTGTTGGTGATATCTACATTAAACCTGCTCGTTCAATCAACTTTATCCAATTGAACTTTGTTGCAGTTAGAACAGGTGTTGACTTTACTGAAGTCGTTGGACAGTTCTAATAAATAAAGAATATAGGAGATAACAATGACATTCAACGTAGCAGAATTTAGAGCGAATCTGATTGGTGACGGTGCCCGTCCCAATCTATTCCAGGTAACTTTAACATTGCCTACATTTGCTAATAATTCATCCGCAGCCGGTAACAAAATTCAGTTTATGGCAAAATCAGCACAACTGCCAGGTTCTACAATTGGTCAGGTACCAATTTATTACTTTGGTCGTGAAATGAAATTTGCTGGTAACCGTACTTTTGCTGACTGGACTTTACAGATTATCAACGATGAGGATTTCTTAATCCGTAATTCAATGGAATCTTGGATGAATGCTATTCAGAGCCATGCAGGTAACTTACGCAGTGCCGCAGCACAAAACAACAACACTTACCAAGTTGACGCTTTAGTAACTCAATATGGTAAAGAAGGTAACGCTATTAACGAATACAAGTTTGTTGGTATGTTCCCTGTTGATGTTGCTCCGATTGATTTGGATTGGGGTTCAAATGATACTATTGAAGAATTTGGCGTAACATTTGCATACCAATACTGGACAAACGCAGCAAGTACAGACGTTTAAGCTTTATAATTTTACGGAAGGGACTACGGTCCCTTTCATTATGTTTTTTTGAATTGGAAAAAGTAATATGGCAAATGACAACAAGTTCTCTCTCTTTGGTTTTACAATTGCTCGGAAGCAGTCGAATGACGCTCAAGCCGTGGCACCATCTTTCTCGCCACCAAATAATGATGATGGCGCTCTCACCATCACATCCGCCGCATACTATGGAACTTATGTTGACTTAGATGGTACTGCCAAAAATGAAGTAGAACTCATTTCTCGCTATCGTGAAATGGCAATGCAACCAGAAATTGAAGCTGCCATTGATGATATCGTGAATGAAGCCATCTGTCAAGACGATGATGGTAAGAACATTAAATTGGTACTTGATGATTTACAAGTACCAGAAAAAATTAAAAATGCCATTAAAGGTGAGTTTTCAACAATTCTCCGTTTGTTAAATTATAACAATTTGGCACAAGATATTTTCCGCCGTTACTATGTTGACGGCAGAATGTACTACCATATTATTATTGACCGTGATAAACCAACTGAAGGTATCAAAGAATTACGATATGTTGATCCTCGCAAGTTGAAAAAAGTTCGTGAGATTAAGAAGAAAAAAGACGAGCGTACCGGTGTGGAGATGATGAATGTCAT